CGGAGATGTGTATAAGAGACAGAGACGAGACCGTGGACGAGACCGTGGACGACAGCGGTGAAGTTGTAGACTCTAACGGTCAGGTAGTTGAGAATACAGGCACTCCTTCTAATCCTAATTACAGACAGAACCAAGTCACTGGTCTCCTCGGAGGAGTGATAGGGTCTGTAAGTGGGCAGAACGGAGACACTAACAGCTCAGGCACTGAAGATGGTGAAGATCAAGGGGACGGAGACAACCCCGACGACACCACTATAGGTGAGGAAGTAGGAGACGGCGGTGATGATTCTACAGCAACAGGCCCCGGCGATGACACAACAGGTGGCGGTGATCCCGGCATTGACGATGGCACTGGAGGCACTGGCCCCGGAGGCGGCGGAAGCGGAGGCGGGGGTCTTCTCGCAGGCGGTGGTAACTTCACGCCTAAGTGGGGAGAGCTGTTCAAGTACACTGACATAACGCCAGCTCAGGCTAAGAAGATGGCTCCTATGTACGACTACATCAAGCAAACTAAAGGGATGCTTTCATGAACTATTTACAACTAGTGAACGGTGTCCTCATGCGTATGCGTGAAGACACGGTGGATACGATAGCGTCTTCTGATCCTGTAGTTGCTATCGTAGCAGCTCATGTCAACGACGCTAAGAGAATCGTCGAGGACGCCCACCTATGGAACGCTGAGCGATACGAGTGGACTATCAGTAGTGTGGTAGGGCAGGATACTTACTCTTTGACAGACAGCGGTGAGAGCCTTCACATAGAGTACTTCTTAGGGGACGATGGCAGTGAGCCAGCAGAGCTACGCTTGCGAGACATGAAGCGTAAGAAGTCACAGGGGTCAGCTACTGGCCCTTGTCAGTACTTCTCTCCTAACGGACTCGACAGCAATCAGGACGTAAAGGTAGAGCTATACCCTGCCTCTACGGCTGCTGTGACGTACACGGTAGGTGGACACAGGCGACTGCCTGATCTATCTGCTGATGACGATAAGCTCATCATACCGTCTAAGCCTGTGATGTACTTAGCATTGGCTATGTCGGCACGGGAGCGAGGCGAAGTAGGCGGTCAGACGGCTGCTGAGATATTCACGTTAGCTGATACTTACTTGTCAGATGCTATTGCTATCGACGCTGGTCTTAACTATCTTGATAACATTTGGATGACTGTATAATGGCACAACAACAGCAGAACATTACGATCTCTGCTCCGGGCTTCCAAGGTCTAAACACCGAGGACTCGCCGTTGCAGCAAGACCCCGGATTTGCCTTGGAAGCCGACAACTGTGTTATTGATAAGTTCGGTAGGATCGGCGCTAGAGAGGCATTCGATAACTACACCAACAACGACAACATATCGTACTCCACTAACCCTGCTATGGTCACTGAGACTAAGCAAGTGTATCAGCTAGGCGGTGGAGTCATCGGTACGACACGACATGACCTAGGCATACTGGGGCATCTACAGTACAGCGGTGCTGGTGCTCTTGTTCAGGAGGACTACTACATTGTACGGTTCAACGCAGAAGACATGGATGCGATCTCTTACCCTACGGTGGCTATTCCGGCTAACCTAGTAAGGGCAGACATCGTGTACTTCAACGATGCAATCTACATATTCAGTAAGGGCAACATCGCACTTAAGTACACAGGAACGATAGCTAATCTATTCTCAGGAACAATAGACGTAGACTACATACCGCCTAGAGACGACAGTGGTATCATTGCTAACAACATCGACGGAGACGTAGGCTGCTCAGCATACGGTAGGCTGTGGGTATCAGGAGTCAACGGCAACTACGATACTATATATTATTCTGATCTTCTTATTGCTACACAGTGGTACGACGGAAGAGCCACACCAGCGGATACCCAGAACACAGGCGGTATCATTGACGTGTCTCAGTACTGGCCTAACGGCGGTGACCGGATCGTGTCGATACAGGCACACAACAACTTCCTAATCATCTTTGGAAGACAGTCGATTCTGCTGTACTCGTCAGTCAATAACTTCGCTGACCCCGCAGATATGGGTGGTCTAATACTACAGGATGCTATCAGCAGCATGGGCGCTGTAGCTAGAGACGCAGTAACCAACATAGGATCTGATCTTCTCTTTGTAGATGACTCAGGCGTGCGTTCGCTAGGAAGAACAATACAAGAGAAGTCAGTACCTATTGGAGACCTAACGGCTAACGTCAAGCGAGACATCTCTAGCCTTATACGAGACGAGCCTAATGATGCTGTGTCTTTGTTCTACATGCCTGACAAGAACTTAGTAGTGTGTAACTTCGGCGACACAGAGCAAGCGTATTCTATCGAGATGAGAGCACCCTCAGCTACAGGAGGCCAGAAGATAACTCGATGGACTGGATGTACGTTCAGGCGTGGTCTTTACGTCGAGCAAGAGGATGACGTATACACGCTGCTGGCAGGCAAGGACACAGGCGGTGCGCTTTGGTACAACAACTACCTAGAGTGGACTGGTCAGCCTTATCAGATGAAGTACGGCTCTAATGCGTTTACCTTCGGGGACGCAGTACGACAGAAGTTCTTGAAGAAGATAGACTTCACTTTAGTGAGTACCTTTGCTGACGCTGACGCTGTTGTCAAGTGGGGCTACGGTGGCTTCCTGACTGACACAGCAACTAAGGTTGTTAGCGCTCAGCAGCCAGCGCTCTACAACGTGTCTGAGTTCAACGCATCAGAGTACGGGCCGGGACTGACTACGCTAAGGCGGTACAAGACAAACACTAAGGGCAGCGGTGACCTAGTAAGGGTTGGGCTAGAAACGGATATAGCAGGTAACTCACTGTCTATACAAGAGATTAATGTTCAGACCCTTCTGGGGAGGATTTACTAATGGGTTTATTAAGTGTAGTAGGTGGTATTGGTTCTGCTGCGGCGGGCCTCAATACGGCTGACGATATACAGGGTCTAGGTGCTAGTGCTAATCAACAGATGGCAGACCTAGCAACGCAGGTAAAGGGCGATACTGCCTTCACTGGATATGGAGTACAGACAGGACTAGGCAACAGCACTGTTGACGCAATGGGAAACACTGACCTAGGCGTAGGGCCTAACACTGCTATGCAGGGCATGTCCGGCACCATGATGGGCAATGCTCAGTCAGGCTTCGGCAATGCTGCCGCGATGGCAGGAGCCGCTAGCGGTAACCCAGCGTACGGGCAGGCCATGGGCGGCATGAACACAGCTCAAGGCATGGCTATGAACAACCAAGGAAACCCTGCTTATCAGCAAGCCATGGGGATGTACGGCCAGAACAGCCAGAACGCAATGATGGGCAATGCCATGGGCGCTCAAGGCGCAGGCATGCAGGGGCTAGCAGCACAGCAGGCAGGAATGCTCGGGGCGTCTAACCAAGCAATGCAGAACGCTATGGGCGACAGGGCAGGACGTGAGCAGTCAGTATATAACAGAGCTATGTCTATGCAACAGCCGGGCCTAGACGCCGCCAGAGCCTCTCAGCAGGCCCGTGAGTTCGCTCAGGGTCGAGGAGGTGTTAGGGGTAGTCAGTTCGGTGGAACCGCTGAGGATGCCGCTACGGCCCGTGCACAGGCACAGGCACAGAACCAAGCAGCCTTTCAGGCGATGGGTCAGGCCGAAGCAGAGATGCAAGGACAGGCAGCTATGGCTAGTCAGTTCGGTCAGATGGGTCAGGCAGCAGCTGGACTCCAAGGCAACCTAGGTATGAACATGGGCCAGCTAGGTGCACAGAACGCTCAGCTCGGGCAGGCAGCTGCTCAGGGCATGGGCCAGCTAGGTGGACAGCAGGCTTCACTGGGTCAGTCAGCCGCCGGTATCTACGGCAACATGGCGAACCAGATGGGTCAGCTCGGAGGCCAACAGGCACAGCTAGGCCAAGCAGGTGCTGGTCTGATGAGTCAGATAGCAAACCAACAAGGCAACATGGGACTGAATGCTTATCAGCAGTCGTTCCTGCCAATGCAGCAGCAGATGCAGATGATGCAGCTGGGCGGACAGAACGCAGATCGCTTCCAGTCTGGTCAATTCACAGGTGCAAACTTAGGTGCTCAACTCGGCCTCGGTGGTATACAGGCACAGGTGAACGCAGCCAAGACAGCCGCAGAGCTAGAAGGCAACATTTACACTGGCGCTATGGACGCAGCATCGGGAATTTCCGGGGGTGCTTTGGGTAACATAAACACAGGCAACTCTACGATTGATAAAGTACTCGGATGGCTATAAGGAGAAACTAAATGGCTGGACAATCACAAGCAGCAAACCTCGGGGGGATGTTGTCTCAAATAGGCAACACTCTCGGGACTTCTGTTGACTCAGAGAACTACGTCCGTGGTACTCAGAACATGTTCCGGCCTGATGTTGAGGCCGATGACATCGAGGGACAGCGGCAGCTAATGAACTGGCAGACTAAACTGGGCCGTACTGATGAGGCCCGGA